CAACCAGCTTCAAATAAATCTTTTTTTAGGCTCATAATACTACTCCTATGCTTAAATATAGTTAGTTAATCAATTATCTTTTTACGCTTTGAATACGGGTCAAACTTGATATAATTCTCACATCGTTGTCCGCCGTGAATATCTGTCCAGAGGTTGTAGATTAAGCAAACAGCACATTTTCCCTTCATACTTCCTCCGAGATATTCACATGAAGCACAGCCGCCTGTTGTTTTTGTTTTCATAAGTTTATTCCTTAGTTAAAACACTGAAACAGGCCCTAAGTTAATAGGGCGCGTTTGAGGGCTTTTAATTTAATAAGCCGTTGACGTCGATACAGCGTTGGATTTCATTGCAAATATCTATAGAGCTTGTGTTGTTGAGAAACTTTGTGCAATATTCAAGATAAGACTTGATTGTGTTTCTAACCAATGAGCCGTATAAATTTCTTATTGGCAATGTTTGACCCGTTGAGTATTCTGATACTCTCCAATGTCTAATTGAATCCGGCCGTCGATGTATTACGAGTCGAAGTCCGCAACAATAGAACAAATGACCTGTAACTGTTCTCGTGTTACCTGCTGGCATACATAATTTAATTGTAGCCTTGTCCATTTTAAGCTCCTATGCTAAACAATAATTTGATTTAACTGTCTATAACAAGTATAACACATATTCCAGCAAAGTCAAATCTATTCTTATTTTATTCTATCCGTGGGTAGTATTTACAATACTTTCAGGGGAAAGATATTTTGTTCTTGAAAAACGCTTGGTGTTTGTATATAATATTAAAGTGTGACTGAAAACATACATATAATCAACATGCTTTACAGAAAAGCGGCAAGGCTGGGCAGTTTATCATGTCTAAGTCAGGTCGGTGAGAAATGGGATGATGTTAAAAATCATAAGCCGGGGATAAAAAAAAACAAATATAACAATAAATTAATGGCCCCGGCTGTGATTTAAGAGGATAAAATGTTTTTATTAGCGAGAATATTTGGTAAGAAAGTAGTCGGCCGCGATGTTTGTAATGGCATTGTTTACAGTATAACTGCATATGCCTATCGTGGTATTATGTATGTTACTGAACAAGGAATAGCTTTTAAAACTAAATAAACCGTCGATGATGTAAACAGAGCTTAACGACGTTAAATAACAAAGACGACCCGCAACGATGAACCACTGTAGCAGCCAGTGTGCCGAACAGCACAAGTAAGGCTTAGTCATTACTTAAAGGTTCTAAAAGGCATTAAGGTATAATGCTGACTGCTGTTGCAGTAAGTTTGTTAGTTAGATAACTAAATAACACTGTTAAGTAAGTATATAACAAACAAGAGTAAATAAGTGATAATGTTAGACAAACAGTGCCAATAAATAATAAACAAAGAGCATTTATCGAAGAATACATGGTAAATGGACATAATGCGTCTAAAGCATACTCCAAAGCCTATCCAGACTGTAAATCAGGGGCAAGACACGCAGCAAGCCTGCTGTTAACAAATATTAACATAAAGGAAGAAATAGCCAATAGAATGGCCGAATTAAAGGAGCAGACGGGCTGGAGCGTGGATATAAGCCTAACCAAGCTTAAGACCGTCATCGCTGCATCAATGGCTAATAACCAGTACTCTTCGGCTGTATCAGGCATTGTCGCGGCTAATAGACTATTCAACCTTGACCAGCCCCAGGACACAGACCAGAACAAGGAGCTTGACGAATCAGAGCGAGCAGCAGCCAGGAGGATAGCCAACATAACCCTGACTGGCGATGACGTTAAGACAGCGTAGAACGCACGAGGATTGATTGTAAGCCCCGAACAGGGCTAAGGACTATACAATGTACTATGGCAGGCTAAAAGACAGGGGGGGGCAAGGAAAGGGCTTAACCCCCAAGTGGGGCGGGGTCGGCAACAGTACTATGCCCCGGGCATTATATATGACATATATGAATAATGGACTTGACAATACTTGAATGGTTAATAGTTGTAGCTTTTGGTCTTAATGGCTTTGTAAGGAGTAGACAAATGAGAATAGTTGTAGAAACAGAACGGGACGCATGGAGTACAGATGATAATAAGGCACATTGTGAGAATTTACAGGAGGCTGACAAATGACTACAGTATGGGAAAGTGAGCCTGGTGCGGCTAAAAAGATAGGTTTTATCTTAGAGAACCCTAATATTTGCCTTTGTGTTGGTTGTGAGAATGAATTAACTGGCAGGCAGCGGTATTGTTCTGACAAGTGCCGCAAGGCTGCAAGTCGGACAGATAACTCGGACAAACCCAAGTCGGACACGGAAGTCGGACAGCCCATGACAGCCCGTGAGATTTGTTCTCGTAAGGTTGGTTTTGACAATGTTCGTGCCACCCTTGAGCATTACGAATGTAATCCATCCATGTATGCCCAACGTGCCAACCCTGAGAAGTTAAACTGGGGTCCGTGGCTGGATACGGAGCAGCTTGTTTTGGCTGGTTTCAAGGCTAACCGTGTCTCTATTCCCGGTGACTGGGATTTTGAGGAGGCTGTATGAGTGAGTTACGAGACAGAATTGAAGATATGCCTTTTCGTTCAATAGGTCGCTTCGATGCTACCCCTGAACCATATATGTTACATATCAGAGAGCGGTTTGTTGATGGTGTTGTGGTGGAGGAGATTCACCGCAAAAGGGTTTATGCTGACCGTATAGTGAACGAGAAAGATGATTCTGTTTTTTGGTTCTATAAGGAGGCTGTATGAAAGCTAAAGAATATTGGAAAATGATACAATCAGGTAGAAAATTGTTCCGGCAAGAGAAAAAACGGTTTAACGGAGTATTGAGATTTGCGTTTCTCAAAAAAGATGAAACGGGAGAAACTATCTTTTATTCTCCAGATAATGAGACGTCTGAAAGAATACATAAATGCTTAGGATTAGAATTTAACAAACTATAAGGAGGCTGTATGAGCAGAAAAATACCATCGGCTGTATTGAATCCATTAGGAAACGGTATGGGTATATGTTTGCTCGCAATGGATGACTGTAAAAAGGCTGGTGATATGAAAATGTATGACAAGTGGCTAAAATTAGGATTGAAATATGTTAATACTTTTCTGAGTATGCCGCCGATAGAGATTCCATCTACTACGGAGTCGTCCTTTGATTATGTGGGGGTGGCGGTATGAGTGAATTTCTAATTGTATGTCCGGATGATTTACAAACAGACCATATCGTGGACATTCCCAAAGTCAAGAGCAGTCTTTGTATCGGCAAGGATAAAAAGGGTATCCAGTTCAATTTGCTTTGTAATCGCCCTAATTGGTTTTGGCGTATGTGCCAGTGGTTATTTCTTGGTTTTGTCTGGAAGGAGCACGCGGCATGATAAATTTAAATACTGGAACCGTATCTCCTATGCTTGAAAGTGGAAGTGACATTGGAAAATCAAACAGGTATCCCGGTTTGCCGGTTAACAAGTTCAAAGATAAGCTATGCAAGAGATGTAATAAGGTGTGTATCTGTAGAACATACAATCGCATATTATCATCTTGCGGTGCTGAGGATAAGATAAACTACCGAACCGAGACTGCTTGTAGGGGATATATCCCCAAGTGGTGGGTAAAATATGCGGAGCACGCGGCATGACTATTGAATACTGGTACTGGAGTTTCGAGGTAGAGGCATGGACTGCGTGATTCTTAAATATAGTTTTATGGTTTATTATCACTACTGGTATAGTATGAATTAGGAGAAAGAATGAAGATAGAAGTAAAAGACAAAGGTGAGCGTTTATTGATTGAGATGTTATGTGATGTGGCCTTAAAGTCTAACGGTATGAGTAATCTACCCGGCGTCCAGTTGATACTTGGTTCGATGATAGATGAACCGATAAAGGAACCTGATAAGAACGATGGCTCTAACTCCTAACCAAATAGCGAGTGAAGATTGTGCATACTGGGTTCAGTTGATGCGAATCCGGTTGCAGGTATGTACGTTCTCGTTCAAGGACCATGAGTACCAGTTAGAGCCTATGCGGTCTATGGTCCGGCGCAGGTGTTACAGGAAGGGTACACAAGGAGGATGGACGGAGATAGAGGTTCTCAGGACTTTGTGGGCGATGATTCACAAACACCATCCAATGGGCGACCTTTATATGTTCCCTGACGCCGATACTGTTCAGGAATTTGCCAAGTCAAGGTTCAATCCACTTATCCTTGCAAACAAGGAGGCCATAGGTAAATACGTCAAACCCGGTGGCAAGGGCACTGATACTGCTTCGCTAAAGAAAGTCCACAATGCTTTCTTGTATCTAAGAGGTGCGAGATTAAGCCAGAAACTACACGATGTCGCAGAGTCGGCCAAGATGAGTTCTATTCCCGTCGATGCGATAAAGTTCGACGAACTGGACAAGATGGACGAGGCTATGGAGGTCATAGCTAAAGCCAGAGGCAGATTGGGCCATTCCAAGATTAAAGAAGAAGTTTATCTCTCTAACCCCCTCGTACCCGGAGAGGGAATAGATAAGATGTTTGAACTTTCTGATCAGAGGTATTGGTTCAGAAAATGCCGTGCTTGTGGAGAATATACCTGTGCTGAACTATTCTTCGCCGAAGACCCTGAACGTGCGGTAGGTGTTCGTGCTGACGGTACTGGATATATAGCTTGTAAGAAATGCGGTCGTGAGCTTCCAATAAGCTGGGAAGATAGACCTAATCACGCTACGAGCGAGTGGGTTCCGCAGGTTAAAGAGAACTCAGATTTCATGCACGGTTATCACTGGAGTCAGTTGACCTCAGTGTTTAACGACCCGTTAGAGATACTGCACGACTTCAGGAACCCCCCGGAGGGCAACCTGGCCGATGTTTACAGACTTCGGCTCGGACTTCCTTATATAGCTGCCGAGGACAGACTTGTTCCTGCACAGGTTTATGATTGCTGTAATAACGACGGAATGTATTCTTCTCACGAAGGCCCTTGCGCAATGGGAGTCGATGTAGGGATAGTAAAACATATCGTCATAGGAACAAGAGGTGGAAATAATCAGTACAAAATACTGAAAGTTGCCCGATTAAGTGAGTGGAATGATATTCGCGACCGTGCAAGAAAATTTAATGTTCAAAGCACTGTAATCGACATACGGCCTTACCAGGATAAGGTAAAAGAGTTTCAAAGTTCTAATCCAAGATTCAATATATTTCTATGTGAATATTCCAACAATCCTGCTTTCCTGCGTAAGTGGGATATTAAGACGGGAATAGTCAAAGATTACAGAACTGCCCTATTTGATGAATCCCACAGGATAGCAGTTACGCCGGGAATGTTGTCGATACCTCGAATATGTGATGAAATAAAAGAGTTCGTCAAACAGATGTGCAATGCTTACAAACTTTTAGAGACGCATAAGAAAACCGGGGCAAGGGAATACAGGTATAAAGGTGCAAATGAACATTATAGAAATGCCTTAAATTATTTCCTGTTAGCAGCTTCTAAGAATCGTATTATTCGCGCAAGTGATATTAAAACAGCTTCCGAAAAAGTAATAAGTAATTATAAACGAATATGAAAAACGAAGAAATGATTAAAGATATGATTGTTGACGCTCACAGGCGGGGAGCTTGTGATATTAACGGCAAGTCGATTAAAAGCGAAGATGGCAGAATGATTGCAATGCCCAGAATTGGTTCTGGTAAAACATACATTTTTAAAGATGGCGAAATGGTACTAAAAAATGGCTGATGACAGAGCAAAAGAAATAATCAAAGAACAGGAACGCGAAGAGCAGAAAGCGTCTAATTTCCGCAATCTGTATCAGGAAGTTGCCGACCATATACTTCCTCGCGAGAATCAGATAATCGGAGTCAGGACTCCGGGCGAAGATAAGTCTCAACAGATTTTCGACCCTACTGCAATGCTCGACTTGCAGGACATGGCCTCCGGTCTATCCGCTGCTTTCTTTCCTCCGGGTGAACTTGCATTTGGCCTTACGGTAAAAAACAAACAACTTGCTATTCAGGATAATGTTAAAAGATATCTTGCTCTTGCTTCCGAGATTGCACATGAAGAGCTTTTTGCTTCTAATTTCATGTTGCAGCTAAATGAAACACTTTCTTCCCTAATAGGATTTGGAACGGGAAATCTATTTTCCGAATGGAAACTCGGCCTTAATTTTAAGGACTGGGATGTATCTTTCTACACCATTAAAGAAAGCAGTTCAGGGTTAATTGATACAGTTATAATGAAATTTCCTTTAACTGCAAGACAGGCTGTTCAGCAATTTGGAGATGATGCAGGTGAGAAGGTTATTGAAGATTCCAAGAATTCTGAAAGGTTAGAAGATAAATATGACTTTATTCATCGTATCGGACCGAGGGGGGAACGGAATAGGAATTTCACTGATAATCTTAATATGCCTGTCGAGTCGATATTTATAAATGTAAAAGAACAGCATACAGTTGAAGAGGGCGGTTTTAGGGAGATGCCAAATGCTGTAGCAAGGTGGAAAAAATCTTCTAATGAGGTTTGGGGCAGGGGCCAGGGAACTGTAGCTTTGTCGATAACAAAAGAACTTCAACAAATGCATGCTGACTTTGTTGAGTGTGGTAATAAATGGAACAATCCACCAAGACAGTCTCTTGCCGGTGCAGTTGAGGGTAGAGTTGATGTAAGGCCTGGTGCTAATAATATCGTAACACAAGTAGATGCGATTAAAGCTCTCGACCAGGGTATAAGAGGAAATTTTCCAATAACAAAAGACATGCTTGAATTTACACAAGGTATAATTCACAGGATATTCTTTGTTGATGTATTCGCACCGTTACAAAATCTTCCAGGCGACAGACGAACCACTTTAGAGATAAGGGAAAGAATAAAACAAGCGGTTAAGAAACTTGCCGGTCCGATTTATCGTCTGCAAAGTGAACTATTTACTCCGGTTATCACAAGAAGTGTCCTGCTCTTAATTAGAAATGGTATAATACCGCCTCCGCCGCCTGAACTTGAAGGTCAGAATTTCGATATTGAATATGTCAGTGAACTTGCTCTTGCGATGAGAGACCAGCAGTCTCAGGCGTTTGTGCAGTTTGCCGGTCTTGTATCAGAACTTGACCCGATATTCCCAGGTGCGAAAGATATTATAAGCATTGACAGGGCGTTGCCGGATATTGGTCATACATTCGGATTGAAGGCCGACCATCTTGCAACACCGGAAGAAATTGCGGCAACACGTGAGCAGAGACGAATTGATTTAGCAGAACGGAAAGCCCTGCAACTTGCTCAGGTAGCAGGTCAGGCATATCCCGGAAGTACGAAAGCGCCGGAAGCAGGGAGTCCTGCCGAGGCTTTAATTGGAACTTAGGAGAAATAAAATGGAAGACGTGACAATAAAAAAAGTATCTAATGGATTTATTATCAGCCCGAGAGCAAAAGAACATTGCGCAATGGATGAATCCCAAATTAAAGTATGTAACGATTATGAGTCGCTGTTTGAGATTATAAAGAAATACTTTAACGAAACAAAGGAGAATGAGTAATGGATGAACTTAATGAATTGATTAATGAGTTAGTGGCAAAGGCAGGTCCGAAAGCAGGGCAAATCAAAGTAAACCAAGACCC